TTAGTCCAACAAGTTGGGGATAAATTAGAATAATTCCACTTAGATTTTGGTACAACATGATCATATGTTAAATTATTATTTTCATATTGAATACCACAATATTGACAAGTATAATCATCTCTTAAGAAGATATTTTTACGAGAAAAGATAATACTATTATTAGATTGTCTAAAAAATCTTTTTGTTCTTGCCACTGCTGGGATAGGATATTTCTTACTATTCACACCATTGATATGATCATTTTTATAGAAGTCTACAATATCAATACCATATCGTGGATTGTGTTCATATCTCATGCTCCATATAACAGCTTTTTGCCAATGGATAATAGATAATGGACTAAAATCAGCGTTTAGCAATAGACACTTACTGTGTTGTTGTTTCATTTTCTAGATTATTTAATCGAGAGAGTATTTTTCCAATAATAGGATTTCTGATAATATCAGCATTGTTGAGTTCAGATATGCCTATTCCCTCTATATCCCCAAGAGCAGCAATCAACTGCATAAACCCGCCCCTTAGATATCTTTGAAGATCGGATTGGCTGACATCTCCGGTGAGAACCATTTTACTGTCGTTGCCTATGCGAGTCAACAACATTTTTAGTTGATCATAAGAAGCATTTTGGCACTCATCAGCCACAATAAAACAGTTGTGAAAATTACGGCCTCTCATTAAACCTAATGGAACTATTTCTATTTTATTATGAGTTTTAAGACTAGCATATTGACTCATAGGAATAAAGTGGGCAACTTCATCTAAAATAGGTAATAGATAAGGATGTAACTTCTCTTCTGCTGTGCCGGGCAAAAATCCAAGTTTTTCACCAGATTCTACAACAGGTCTAGTAATTACAATCTTGTTAACTTTATTTTCTAAGAGATATTCTATTGCCATACCAACAGCAATGTGTGTTTTACCAGATCCGGCCACACCCTGACAGAATGTAATAGTATTTTCAGCAATAGTTCTTATAAATTCATTCTGATTAACTGTTTTAGGTTTTAGTCTATTTTTATAAGCGAAACCAGTATTATTAGCAACAATTGAATTTGTAGCATCTATAGTCTTTTTCTTTTTTTGTTTTCTCAAGTTATACCTTTCGAAATAGTATTTAAATTAGACATGCGCCGCCAGCACAACTAACTTCTTCTATTCCGGCAGTGTTATCCTCGTTCTCTACTAGTTGTGTATAATCAACCTTTTTAAAGCTATCATACAGATCACAATATATTTTCCAATTATAAACATCTTTCATGCAATATGTGAGTCTTCTAATATCCCCCTCAAAGTACTTGCCCGCAAAATTTTTCATCTTGGTTATAAACTTTAATTTAGATTCATGATGATCTCTATGGGCTTGGTTTAATGTAACGTAATCACACGCTGCCCATAGGTTGTTATCAAAAGCATTAAGAGCTAATTCTATTAGGCCAGAACACCATAAAGAAGCATCTCCATACTCTTTTACAATCTCTCTGCAAGTATATACTGTTGTAAAAGGCGCTTGGGGATAATCTTTGTCTCCACTTTGAGGAATAAGGCTAATACCAGCAAAGTATTTACGATTATCATAAATATATTTTGTAACATCTTGCCATTCATCGGGTTTGACTGTGACTGTGTTGCTAACATTATGACTAAGATAATCTTGAGTACATAGACTTTTATTTTTGCCAGAATATACCCAATTCTTTTGAGCATCTTTTACTACCCCCAACATATCTACTGCTGGAAGTTGATTTTTTAATTTTGACCCATCTGGAACCTCTATGGGAAACTTAATAACCTCATCTGTATTATTGGCCGACCATCTAGATTTCTCGCAGGCTTGTGGGTTATAATTTCTAAAGTGTTGGAAAGGAGCTTCTAAAACATTGGCCTGTACGTGTCTTATATAGCGTTTAGCATGATGTGGGTGGATGCCGGATGATGTACCAAGCATACTACTACTAGTACCTTCTGGTTTTAAACAAGTGACTCTAGCAGCTTGATTAATACCAATTTTATTAGCTATTTCTTTATTAGTCTCAACAGCTATTTTAGCGCCAGCTTTAAGCACTTTTTCTGATAGTACCAAATCGTGCTTCTCCATAATTCCTGTGAGAGACACCCCCAATAAAGCTTCTCTTTCAAAGATTCTGCAACTAATTTCACCCAGGTAATCTAGTTTTGTAAAACCAGCTTGTAATGTACCTATAATAGCAGCAGCTTTACATCTATCATAAAAATCTTGTTCATCTTCTATTGATGAGCAATTGATGGTCGTTAGATTACATCCTTGCCATCCACTCTTACCACTCTCCTCATCCACTGGCCACATGCCAACTTCTACACAAGGATTAAATGTCATTTCTGTAGAATCGCTCCAAATAAATCCGGGTTCGCCAAATTCTTTGACGCTCTCCATTAGGTTAGAAAATTCTTCGAAAGTAGTTTCATTTTTTAATAAAAGTGCGGAGTTATTACTTCTTGCTCTTTGTGGATTTTCTATGTACCAGTTGCCTGTTTTGGCCTTGGACATTTCTTCATCGTCTGCGCTAAATAGTGCTAAACTAGCAGAACGCCTAACGCCACCACTTAATACAGCATCACTACTGTGCATCACAATATCATAAGCATCAATTGGTCTTAGTTTCTTTTGTCCACTAGAAATACAATGATCTAATAATGCTCTTATTTTTTCTAAGCCCTTGGCTAATGGCTCAAAACCAGGGGCTTTACCAACTCCAGAGCTTAGATCAGAACCCTGCGGCCTAATATTACTATAATCAAATAGTATATGACAATTTCTATATCGTTCAAATTCTTCTACGGGTTTACTAAAATAACTACTAAGAAGAACGCCAAGAGCATCAGCCCAGCCTTCGATACTATCTTCTATTCTATAGACCACACTCATAGCATCTTTATTAATTTTATGTTCAAGATTTGGTAACTTAGCAACATGGTGCTTTTGTACACTAAATCCTGTGCCACTACCACATAGTAGTAGCCAAAAACATTCTTGAAAAAATCTTAGTCTATCACAATAGGAACTTGTACAGTTATAGATTTTTGCGTTTCTCTTTAGGATGGGATCTCCACCAAACTGTAAACCTCTTTGACTTCCAAGAACTTTTTTCTTGTGCATCATGTCGTAGGCCCAGTTGATTTCTTCTGAAATATTCTTGTCCGCATACATTGTATGCATCATATTTTTCACTCTTTCAACAGCTTCTTTCCAAGTTTCTCTTCTATTCTTTTCTGGAATCCATCGTGCGTATTTACTAACAAACGTATAATTTTGAAGCTCTTGAAGTGCGGACATACTATCTCCTATCGATTAATGTTACAAGACCCAATATTACCAATCCTTTAAAAGAATTTTCTATCATTATTGTATTCGAGGTAATATTGAAATAAAAATATAAAAACAATACTATGTAAAAACTAATTTTATACATTATATTACACCACATAATTGTTTCAGCCATGATAGATTTGGCTCAACATATTGTATTTTAATTTTGCTCATATTAATAAAAGTATCAAATCTTTTTTGAGCATTTTCATCAAACAAGTGTGTGCCATGATCTTTCATCATTATAACGGTCGAGACACCTTCTTGCCAAAGAGCCATGATGCAATCATTACAACATTGGCCGGTCACATATGCTATGCCATTGTCTGGTCTAATAACACAATTAGATAAAGCATTACGTTCGGCGTGAATCATCCAAGGATATTTTTCTGGTCTAGTGTTGGGTAATAATTTATCATCCAATCCTCTTGGGAAACCGTTATATCCTAATCCTAGAATTCTATTGTTTTTATCCGTAATTACACAACCGTGTTGTGTTTGAATGTCATGGCTACGTTGAGAAACAACTTTAGCCAATCCTAAAAAATAATCTGTCCAGTCAGGTCTTTGCATGATGCTATATTATAGCATAACAAGTTGGTAAGTCAAGCTGTTTTTGTAAGTTTATTATATAAAACCAAACTCAACACACCACCAGCAATACCCATTACTATTCCTGACGGACTAACACTATCATAACTACCCAGCAAATATAATACTGCGCCGCCCATATAAGAACCAGCAACTCCTATGGCTACTGTTTGAAAAAATCCCATTCTTTCTTCACCAGGAACAATAGACTTGGCTATACTGCCAACGAATAAGCCATATACACACCACACTAATATATTAAACATTTGCTGCCTCCACTAAGGTTACGACTTCATCATCCTTGAGGTTTTCTCCTGTATCTAACATAGCATTTAATAATGGTAAACCATATTTAGAATATTGGTCTTTTGACATTTTTTGTCTAATAAGTTTTTTTAATCTCATTTTTGTAAACCAGCCTCTCTTCATAGAATAGGATCTGATTTCTGAACCATACAAATTATATTTATCTTGTGCTGTATAGTTCTGTGATAGTTTATTCTTATTGCATTCTTGCAATACTCTGATGAGTGTGAGTGTGATACTAATAATCATAAGTATAGCTATAACACTACCGAAAGTTTCTTCTTCTGGTATATTTGATAGTTTTCTAATTTTTTCAGCTACTGCTTTTAATTTTTCATTCATTTTTTATATACCTTAGTATCACATTCTGGTGTGAGTTTAGTTTCTGGTTCACAATAGCCACAATCTACCATTTTAATACCGTCACCACTCAAATATTTTCCAGTACCTTTGCATACCGGACAATTTTTGCGTGGATATTTTTTATCTTGATTTACGTGTTTTGCTTTTATAATTCCGCCGACTAGCGCAACAGCAGCAGTGGTGGTGCCGTTATACCCATAGTTTGAAGAAATTAATACAGAACCTATTAGTATAGCACACAATAACTTATTCATCTTTCTTTTTTCTCCATCTTGGTTTCCACAATGGCTTATCTGGCTTAGGTACATCTATTTCTTCTACGCTTTTGGGCGCTATAATCTTTAATACACCTAATATAAAACTAGATATAATACTAATTAATCTATTAAGAGCCACCTTATCTAAAAATTTCATAAATAATCCTCAAAACCATAAGAAGGAAGTTTTTGAACAGGAAAACCGTCAAATTTACTAAAAGCATACGCCCCATTTTGACTAAGCATCCCTGCTGCAACATCAGCATGAATCAAAAACGATCCGTCTGGTATTTTACCCCATTCTGGATGACCACCATCATTCCATGGACCCCAACTATTTTGAACTAAAAATGCTGGTTCATTACCAGTATCATCACAAGCAATCCAGGGCATAGCATGAGCCCAGCTACCACTAACCCTTGCGAATCCTTTACTATCTCTTTTATTACTAAAACCATAACTAGAACAAACACTTAAACCATAACCATTAGCTAAAGCATCTCGTGCTTCTTCAACTGTTCTAATTAAACTAACTGTTTTAATTTGATGGTCGTTCGCTAGATCAATTACTTTATCTGGTAATCCTCTGGCTCCCCACCCGGCACCAAGATTACCATTATATTTGCTAAAATCAGCAACTCCCTTATAGTCTTTTCTAACAAGAACTCCACCAGACTGGCTTACAAAAGTGGCTGCTCTAGAGCAACTCATTCCCTGGCCGCCATGACCGCGGGCGCCATAAATAGCTTCTGTTGCTCCTCTTGCTATCCAAGCTTCTCTATCTCTATGTACATCTATTTCTACGGCTCGTGACACGTCTACAGCATTTCGTGTTGCATGACTAACACAATCTCCAGTAGTTTGTCTTTCATTATAAGGGTTCTTATCAAACTTTAACACACTTTTGTATGGTGTGCTGAGCTTACCCTTTCCGCTATTTTTAATTCTTTTAGCACCATCTGAAAAGTAGGCATATTTGGAACTCTCTAGTAGTTCATTAAAAACATGCTCCTCCCATAAACATCCTTGAAAACCTTTTCTATATTCGTTATATAGATCGCTTGGTGAATATCTTGCCATATTACTTACTTCCTTCTAAACAAGCCCACGATAAAGCCATAAAACCTTTTACGGCCTTGTTTCTTAATTCTTCGTCTAAAGGAACAATATCATCGCCAATTTCATTTATAACCACTGCTTGTGTAGCTTCTGATAAACCATCATATTTATCCTTTATATTCATTTGTAACATAACACCAGCTAAAGAATTAGCTTGTCTAATCTCTTCTGTGGTCTTAACAACTTCGTTTTCTCCATCTAATTTGATCAAAACAGCCAGATCGGAATATAGTTCTGATAATCTTTTGCCATCAGCTTTTCTATCACCAGAACCATTTTTAAGAACGTCGATTACCAATTGGCACTTTTCTCTTAGTTCTTTACTTTCTGGAGGAGTAACAACCACAATAGTATCAACAACACTTGGCTTGGGCTTAACCGGCCATTTGAAATCTGGCTTGGTTAATCCAACAAATATAAGGACTCCTGCTAAAATTAATAATAAACTTTTAGAATTAAGCATCTTTATTTTCCCCCGCGCATACATTAGGACTTAAATATGGAAACATACTATCAGCAACTTCAACAGCCTTATCACACCCACAAGACCTTGCTAAATCTCGTGTTTCTTTCCAACTTACTATTAGTTTAAAAAACAAATCTTCTTTTGTTGGTTTTGATGTTGCAGGAGATATCTCTGGTTTATTGAACAACGGTGTTGTGTTGTATGTAACAGAACTATTAACTACCGGATTTTTATTGAGTAAGTTTTTAATTTTGTCAACTAAAGAACCTAGTAATATTTGTACTGGACTTAATTTATCCTTGAATAAAACCCACAATACTAATCCTATTCCAGCATATAGGGCCAAATCAATTGGTTTTAGCGAACTAGAAAACTCTTCAAAACTTTGAGCATAATCTAACATTGTTAACTATTTCCTTTCTTTAAGAAAACCCCGGTTTCTCTAAAAATGGTCACAGTAGCATCTATTGATGCGCCCACCATAATCATGAGAATTTGTTTCACGTACTTATGTATAATAGGTTCAATAAGATTTGGAACAAAGGGCAAGTCTACTACCACAAACACTTTATCATAAAAATTATTAATATACTCTATTGCAATGGCCTTTTTCTCTTTGCCCTCTAGATTACTTGCTATAGTTTCTATAACCCTAACAGTACTAGCTGTAACTAGCTGTAATACTTTCCATGCTTCACTTAGAGCTACTCTTTTTGCTATTTGTAGTTTTAGTTTTAGTTCTTGGTGAAGTTTTTCTACTTCGTTTAGTACTAGTTCTTTTGGACTCATCTTTAGTCTCCGTTTTTTTTATCAGTTCTAAATTTTCTTGTTCAACTATTTTTTTAACTTCGTTTCGTCCTTTAACATATTTATAAAAGATTAATAATTGACCAAATATTAATATGATGCTTTCTACAACATGGCCGCCAACCCCGATAAGTTCTTCTTTTTGAGAGTGATCACTTAATATACCAGTTAAATATAAACCACTAAAAATGAAGCTTACTAATGTTACCCAAAATTCACTAGTTTTATAACCAGCTCTTATTTTCATAAGTATATTCTCCTGTTGTTAATATACTATACACCTAACAGAAGTATGTTATCTTACTGGTCTTTGTGGCGGCACAAATAATGCTTCTAATCCAGCTTTAATATCTGATCCAAGAAGTTCTAACACTCTGGCTTCGACTTGAGCTTCAGTATAATCGCCAATAGCATCATAATCATTGTTTGTCCATAAAAGTAGAGAATAGGGGCAGGGGCGAATGCGAACTTCGCATCTCTTCCTTTTGTTATTGTCAATTAGGGTTATGTCCAATTCAGATAAAGTGATAGGCTTTTGAACACGTACCTCTCCGGTGGATCGAGTAATGGTTGGTGGTTGAATAGTAACTGGCTGTGAAAGATTCATAGTTATATAACTCCTAGAATGGAAGAACCGTTGATGCCGCGAGGGATGGGGAACGGGGTGCGATCTTCGTATAATTCAACGCCATTCACAACACCAGTGCTGTCGTTGTACGAACTGTCTCGGAACGTGGCATCGTCGTCTACGGAGCCGCCGTTGTACGAACTGCCATTGAACGTGGCATCGTCGTCTACGGAGCCGCCGTTGTACGAACTGCCATTGAACGTGGCATTACCGGACACGGTGCCGCCGTTGATCGAACTGTCGTTGAACGTGGCATTACCGGACACGGTGCCGCCGTTGATCGAACTGTCGTTGAACGTGGCATCGCCTGTGATGGCGCCGCCGTTGATCGAACTGTCGTTGAACGTGGCGTTGCCTGTGATGGCGCCGCCGTCGTTGGACGAATTGTCGTTGAACGTGGCATCGCCAGATACGGTGTCGTTGTTGACCGAACTGTCGTTGAACGTGGCGTTGCCTTCGACGGTGTTGTAGTTGTACGAAATGCCGTTGAACGTGGCATCGCCAGATACGATGTCGTTGTTGACCGAACTGTCGTTGAACGTCGCGTTGCCGGTGACGGTGCCACCGTTGATCGAACTGTCGTTGAACGTGGCATCGCCAGATACGGTGCCGGTGTCGTTGTTCGAACTGTCGTTGAACGTGGCGTTGCCGCCGGCGAAGCCGAAGTTGTACGCACTGTCGTTGAACGTCGCGTCGCCGTAGAAGTTGCCATCGTTGTTGAATGAACTGTGGTTGAAGGTAGCGTGGCCGTTGATAGTTCCGCCAAGGTCGTTGTACGAACTGCCGTTGAACGTGGCGTTGCCGTCGATGAAGCCGTAGTTGTACGCACTGTCGTTGAACGTCGCGTTCCCGGTGTTAGTGCCGCCGTTGTGGCCTGCGTTGTCGTTGAACGTCACGTTGCCATTGACGCCGCCGTTGCTGTAGAAACTGCCGTTGAACGTCGCGCTGCCAGAGACGGTGATTGCAATTTCGAGATATAGGAAGCCTGCAACACCATTACACGTCAGATTCACAACGGTTGGCGCACTGCCGCTGTTCGCATCGCACGTTGCACTCAGCACAACACTATCGCTGCTGGTCGGCAGGGCAGACGCCTGAGTGGTGAAATCACCGCTCGTCCACCAGTTGCCGAGCGTGGCCCAGTTGTTATCGACCGCGCCGTTGAAATACAGAGTTGCCATAACATTTTACCTTTCTGTTAATAGCCCGGTACAAAAGCTATAATGTCCCACTTGTTTCTGCTACTATCATAAGTAGCACCAAGAATATCCATACTACCACTAGTTGAACTAATAGGTAGCGGACTAGTAGCAGATGATGGGATCTTGAATTGATTTCCAAAATTAAGAACTAGATTATTAGCATTATGACTTATTCTCCAGCGGATACTTTGACCGTCTGTAGGATTTGTTGGATTAGATAGAGTACCACTAGCAGCTAACGTAAGATCAAAAATATCTCCAAGACTAGCATTTGTATTAATAGTTCCGCTGACACTCCCAAGTTGAACTACTGTAGGATATTTTGATTCTAAATGAGAACCGTCTGAAAATGTAATACTACCACTAGTTGGTAATGTTAATATGCCACTTCTATTAAATATCCATTCAACAGGATTGGTAGGCCAGCCTAGACCAATATAGATTTCATTATCATCACTAATCTGTATATATTGTTCACCGTCCGCGCTGGTTAGACCACCAAGTGATCCAGACGGAGACACAAACCAACTTGATCCGTCCTGAGTCTGCCCTGGATAGCCCTTAGATATTATACTATTTGTGGGTGTTCTTAAATTGCCACTTGTATCAAAAATCCAGTGATTGTTATTTGAGTCAGTGCCAACAATAACATCTCCACCGTTCTTTTCTATCTTAACATATTGATCATCATCACCTAAGTATATATCAACCGTTGATGGATCTCCTGCTACAAGATGAACGTGACTATGTTCTGAATTAGATATTCCATTGTTGGTTACAGTAACAAATTGACCAATAGGCATAGCATTTTCTTCAAAATCATAATATAGTGCTGGATCATTTTCTGTCTCTTCGTCGGTTGATCTTGTGCCATCAACACTTGTTAATGTTAGAGTAAACTCAGTAATACTACTATTAGATGGTATAGTCCAAGTAATTGTTTCGGTATCTGGAGCAGATGTGCTTACAAAAGTTAGTTTTCCAGTTAATGCTCGACCTAGTGATTGTGGTGTTACTCCACTACCAGTAATAGTATAGTTAACTGTTCCAAAATAAGCCCAATTTTGTAAAGTTACAGAAATGGTAATAGGACTACCATATACTATATAACCGCTAGAATCAAGACCCCAAGTAGCCATAGTTGGACGAATCACTAAACTTTGTCCAGATTGTGCTGTTGGTGGCATTAAAGATATTGTATTATTTGTTTCGCTTATTATGCTACCGCTGGGGAATGTCAAAGAACCATCGCTGCCAAGTACAACTTCTTGGTTATCTTTAATTAATCTGTCGCTGCTGATAGCATTAGAAATATCACTTAAGCTAATCTTTTTAGTAATGCCACCACCAGATGGATCATCCATAAATACAAAAATATCATCATTAGTTAAATTGCCACTACCTTCTGGTAATTGATTAAGTCTTGTAATAGCCATATTATACTCCTAATATTCCAGAAGATCCAATAGTATAATAGGTAGTATCATCAAATCTATCTTCATATTTATCTTCTATATCTGATATAGTTGGAATATTTGACACATAAGTATCTAATGTTGAATATTCTCCTGTGTTTAAACAGGTTACCACGGTTGTGCCATTTTTAAGAGGATTGGCTGAAATTGCTTTGGTTATATCATTAGCCATAATAAATACCTTTGGTTTGAGGAATATAGTATATATTTAATACACCACTAAAATCCTCCGGTCACTGTTATTGTCCAGCCCCTGCTTCTCATGGCCGTTATGGCCGCTTGTCCCACTGATGATGGAGGCGATCCTTGACTTTGAGTAAAAGTTCCGTTATTTGTATTGTTACTATTAATGCTAACAAGAATATTATCTATACTAGTTTGAGATAAATTAGTATTGCTAAAAGCATTAGTAAAATTAACAGCATTACACCCATTAAAAAAATTAGCTGGAAAATTGACCAAATTTAAGCACCCACCCCATGCTCCTTGAAAAGTTGTGGCAGATGAAAGTGATGGCAAAGATGGGAAGCTAGTTAATCCGATACAATTTTGCCAAGCAAACGAAAAGTTGGTAGCGTTCGGAGTATTAATTATGGGGAAACTAGTTAAACCACGACATCCGGCCCATGTGGAATTTAGCGATATAGCATTCGTCGTATTGATAACTGGAAAACTAGTTAATCCACTGCAACTTTGCCATGTTTGTTGAAAATTGGTTACGTTAGATGTATTCAACAAAGGAAAGGATGATAAAGAACTACAACTTCGCCATGTTGCTTCTAAGATTGTTGCGCTAGAGGTATTTATTTGTGGAAAAGTAAACAAGCTACTACAGTTATTCCATGACGCCAAAAAATTAGTAACTTGACTAGTATCGATTAACGGAAAACTAGAAAGCTGAGAACATCCGTTCCATGTATTAATAAGAGATATGGCATTACTTGTATTAATTAATGGGAAAGCTGTTATTTCGATCCAATTTCTCCAAAAGTTATTAAATTGTGTTGTGTTTTCATAGTTATTTCCAGCTCCTTTATTTCTAATATAATTTATCCAATAATTTATATCATCTGTTGTTGCTGTTGACGGAACAATAACTTGACTATATATTGAAGGTACAGGATTAGTAAAGTCTGGCATATAGAAACCATCGTGTCTACCTATTGTATATGCTCCTGATGGAATAGAAACACCATACGCTACTGTTCCATCATTCGTACCAAGTATCATGACACCATTAGTCGTGGGCAGCATTGTAAACAACCTGTCCGTATTGAAAAATCTTACTCTTCTAGGACTAATAGTAGTACTATATGCTGGGCGATCAGCCGCAATTGATTGAGTAGCATGATAATCATTACCACTTTTATCATTCCACTGAGATACTAATCCTGAAATAGTGGTTATGTTGCTATCTTCAGCGTCTAGCCATAAAATTGGAAATCCTGAAGATTGTTGAGGCTTAGAAATTAATAAGCTATTATTTTTTACAAAACTATTCATAATTGACTTGCTGCTATAAATCCTTGATCAATTTGTTCTGACGTTAATCCCAGATACTGAGCAAGACTATCTATTAGAGGGTGATTTCTTTCAATGTAGGGCGCATATTCCCATTCTACTCGTGTTTTTTCTCTTAGTTTTTCGTCAACAATAGTATCAATAGCGGCTTCAACACTTGTTAAGCTAATATCATTATCAATTAACCATAGTCTTACTTGTCGTGCGCTGATATTTTCTGGAACAATAGCTGGAATTGGAATCCATGTTCGCACTATGTCCACAAAATCACCATCAATATTAACTATTCTTTCGAAGATACTTTCTACAGTATTTTGTGGTTGTGGTGGACTGTCGGTACGAACAGAGTAGTATCCACCTTCAGCTAATATATTATTGTTTAAATTTTTACCAGTAACTATTGTACCATTGTCTAATGCTATACTGGTTGGAGCATCATTGATTAATTGTTGATTTCTAATACTATAATACATCTTATGCTCCTTCTGTATCAAACCATACTCTTATAATATCAACATATGGTTTATCTAGCAAAATGGTTATTTGTTCTGTTTTTTCTATACTTTTTGGTGTTGGTGGTTCATTGTTATCATTTCGCACAGTATAAAAACCGTAATCAGATAGTGTATTTATATCACTCAAATTAAAATCTATAAATAAACTTCCGTCTGGCTTAATAATATTTTTTGGTAATTTTCTAATTAAAATTTTATCATTATTATTGTAATACATAATTAATTAGTTTTAACTCCTATATAATGTCCTTGAATTGTTGTTCCCATGCTTCTTAAAAGCACAAGATATTTACCCGGTGTAAAAAACGGAAATGGATTATATTGATCATCAATAATCGTCCACACTACTGTTGTGGTTGAATTAACAATAATTTCTAATAATACGTCAATGCTTTTATTAGATATGTCCCAACCACTTCCTTCTATAAAATTAGTAGCTGTTCCATTTAGAGTTAAGGTTTGAATTTGTTTATCTATGCCATAATTAATACTAACATTTCCGCTAACAGTTCCTAATGAGAATATGGGTGTTGGGGCAGATAGTCCTTGATCTACAGATAACGAACAATTGGTTGTGACAGACCCGTTAGAAAAAATACTAATATTTCTATCTAGATTACCAGAACCAGAACTAACTTCTATATTCATTCTGCTTGGTTGATATATGTTAGATCCACCAACAGCACCATCTGCCCATGTTACCATTCTGCCCACCAGATCTAGTCCACTCTGACCAACAGCTTCTGTTCTTATTACAGAAAGAGCTTCCCATCCACCTAAAACTGTTGGACTTTCATAAGTACCACTAGACTTTATTAAGGCTATTCTCGGTGTTGCTCTATGACGAACTCCTTCTGAGTCAGTTTCAGCTCCACTATCTCCATGATAATTAATTGATATGGTTGGGCCAAAACCTCTGTTACTTTCTACTAGTCTTAATGTTGCGGACTGACCAAAATTTGGTGACAGAACCGGTTCAAAATTAGCAGAGATAAATCCGGAGGGTGAAATAACAGATAGTCCGCTTGAAACAGATAATAAATTACCATCAAACGTAAGGTTGCTTTCCGCATTTATTCCAGTACTAGTTCCATCACTAGTTAATATTCTATTATCACCACTATTAGATATGGTTGGAAGTAATCCACTAACACTACTGTTAAAATCTGTAATATTTGAGGAGGTGTGCGTGTGACCACTAACACTAACTCCAGTTCCATTAACTAATAGTGTACTAAAATTACCACTACTACTTGGAACCCAATAATTTGTAACACTATTATATTGTAAAAATTGTCCGTTGGTTGCTCCGCTTATTGCAACATCATGATTATCATCAAGATGACCATAACTAGTTGGTCTTACGAAAATTCGCCCATTGTTTGCAGCATCTAATATTATAGCAGCAGCAATACTGTGCTTGGGTTCAACTTTTGTCAGTTTTCCAGCTACTGTTGGATGAACATATAATATATCTCCATCAGCCCAAGTTTCATCTCCAACAGAGATATTACTAGCAACATTACCTCTAGTATCAATATTTTCTATATGACCAAACTGTATAGCATATCCGTTGTTATTATTATTTAAATTTTCTAACATCAAACCAATGAATCTTATTTCTCTTATACTTCCATCTGCTGTGTACAATGATGGTGTTATAATACCATTAGCATGAACGCCGCTAGCATAAACAGCCTGACCTTTATATAGAGGCGATCCTGTTTCATTTCTTACTCTGTAAAAACTATGTTCGCCCACATGAATATCGGTATCGTTAGTAAGAGCAATATTTATAGTGCCTTCTGTGTTATTCCAACCTAGTTGTCCTTGTAACAGATTTGGTTCTATATTTGTGTTAAAACCAAGAACATCTAGTGTTCCTGTAGACGCTACATAATTACCACTTACACTAATAGTGTAGTTGCCAGAACTTGCTGCCACACCTATACCAGATCCAGATAATATATCTTTGACTGGAATTAATCCACTAACAGCAGAGTTAAAATCAGTAATATTAGCACTTGTGTGGGTATGACCACTAACACTAACTTGCGTACCATTATATAATAATCCACTACTATTTATGCTCACGGATTGATCTGTAGCGTTTATTAATAATGGAGAAAATAATGACATTATTTTATTTTCATCATCTTCATCATCTCTAATAATATTAAGTTTATCAACACCGCTGGAATCTTTAAAAATAATTGCAGCGCTTTCGTTAACAGCAGAATACAACTGTATACTAGGAATAGTCATTCCTGCGAGAAAAACTCCAGTTGTTCCCACCTCAATAATTGCTCCGCTAGCAGTTATAAGACTTTCAGCATTAATGCCTGTGGACGTTCCGTCGCTAGTAAGTAATCGATTATTACCACTATTCGCTACGGTTGGTAACAATCCACTAACACTACTATTAAAGTTTGTGATATCTAAACTAGAGTGGGTATGTCCACTAATGCTGACAGCAATATTATTTACATAAAGCCCACTAGAAAAATTTCCACTACCATTAACATCTAATGTATAGTTTGGATTGTTGTGTTTTATTCCTACCCTGCCAGTGCCGGTTGGGGATATTATAATATTTCCATTAGTATTAGTGCTGGAAATAGTATTGCTATCTAAACGCAAATTATCAATATTTAATATTGGTCCAATATTAACGCTATTATTAAAAGCATTAAGATTTAAACTACCGCTCTCAGCAAGAATACTTAGATCATAATCGGCTAAAGAGTAAATTTCATTAACATTGGTTGAGGGACCATTTCCATTATAATTTTCGGTATTATAAGAACCTATAATTAATTTATTTGATGATCCACCAGCGCTTCTTAATTTAATTTCTGTAGGATAGTCTTCGGCTGTTTCATTTGTAATTATTAATGTTGGATTATTAGTTCCAAATATTGTTACTCCTCCACTACCAGCAGCAGAAAAATATTCCGACGTGTCAATCAAGAGTTGATCAACATTAATACCTAAATAGTGTTTATTGTTTGTTGGTGTTTCTGCATATATAACGTTATTATCTATTTTAACTTTGTCAACTATTAATACCCCGCTAACAGCTAATGTGGTTCCATCAAACGTAGCGTTGTTTTCGGCATTTATTCCAACAGAAGAACCCGTACTTGTTAATATTCTATTATTGCCACTATTTATTATAGTGGGAAGAAGACCGCTCACACTAGAGCCAAAATCAACAATATCATTGCTATTATGAGAGTGACCACTAATACTAACCACAATATTATTAACTGTCAAACTATCAAAATTGCCAGTTCCGCTAGGAATAGTAACAGGTCCTGTAAAAATAGCTCCACTTAAATTTGCCTTTTGACCTAATCCGCTAGCAATAGTGGTGGCAAAATTTGGATCATCTCCCAGAGCAGCGGCCAGTTCATTAAGAGTATCTAATGTTGATGGAGAGGAATCTACTAAATTACTAATTTCTGTTCGAACAAATGAGGTACTAGCAATTTGGGTAGAATTTGTTCCGCTTGGTGCTGTTGGCACAGTTGGGGTGCCACTAAAAGCGGGACTATTATTAAATACTAAATTTCCAGATCCAGTTTCATCACTAATTAAAGTATTAAGATTACTACTAGACGGTGTTAATAAAAAAGTTCTAGCATTAGAAGATAGATCTGTAATATCAGTCAGTTGAATAGTAGGATCACTTAATGTTACAAAATAATTTGTGCCACTATTAGTGACAACTATTCCGCTTAATCCAGTTAGTGAAGTAAAATTAGACGGCGGAATCAATCCACTAACAGCACTATTGAAGTCCGTGATATCCGAACTAACATGATAATGAATACCACTAGCATAAACTCCGCTTGGTTGTTTACTATCCAAAGCATTTTGCAACCCCGAAACATCGGCTATAACATGTGAATGGCCAACAACACTATAGTTCCCGCTTGGTTGTAGTCCACTAGCACTAAGAGTATAGACATTATTAGCGAAAGATGATACTATGTATCCGCTGCCACTAACGCTAGGAAGGAGTCCGCTTACTCCGCTATTAAAGTCTGTTATATCACTAGTATTGTGAGAGTGTCCAACTAAACTATAGTTTCCACTTGGCTGAACGCCAGTAACAGAAATTATTAGACTGTTTCCTAAATCATTATAATTAAGATTTACATAATTTCCAGCCACTAATAAATTACTTACTCTGTCATCAACTTCTTCGCTAGTAAGACCAAAAGACCCAGTAACACTAACTGTAAAATCACCAGAGACAGAGGATATGCCAATACCACTACCAGCACTAATATTTTTAACTGGTATTAATCCACTTACAGCGCTATTAAAATCACTAATGTCACTAGTAAATATTGTAACATTGTTGCCAACGATATCTATATTAGTTGGACTAGTTAATTGTACTTCAACGTTATTTTCATTCTGTACTAAACTAGTATCAATACTAATAGTGTATTCTGAAGTTTCTGTAATTTCTACCCTATAATCACTCATACCACACACTCAAGAACAGTATTTGTTTGACTAAAGCGTTTAATAAGAGTTATGGTTCCATATAATATTCTAGTAGTATATTTACCACCATTATTATATAGATCATCATCGCTCTGTAATTCTAGATCATATTTAGCACTATTAAAATTAAAATTATTAGTTACAGAGGCTGGGAATTGTAGTACTAGTTTTCCATTAGGTTCGTCAATATCAAATCTATACGAAGCATTAATAGTTTCGGTACTAAAAGTTTCGATAGTGCCTGTGTTAGTTTTCCAAATTAATCTAGCGCACCAACCCGTTAAGTCAACAGGATTATTATTTTCGTTCTTATAAATAAACGAAAGAGTGAAAGAACTACCCTGCTCTATGCTAAAATCGTATTTACCAGCACTCATAAATTTAGCCTTACTGTGGATTTTGTCTATCTATTCTTTCTTCTAATGCTTCTAGTGTTTTACCCAACGTGGCTATTTGAATTTTAAGCTCGCTCATAACTTCTATGACCTTTTGTAGCGTAATAGAAAGAGCAGCTTGCGTTTCTTTATTTACGCTTAATCTTTCCATAATAAATTGACGATCTTGAATATAAGGACTTCTGCTCTCTATTAGCTCACATACCTCTTTTTTAGTAGCCATATTACGACCTATGGTTACCCAAAAACCTACTAGAGTAACTATAATACCCACACTAGTAGTGGCTAAACTTTCCCAAAAATGAATAATATTCTCGTTCATAAAGTCTCCATAGTATAATAGCCAACGACACAAAGTATCATTGGCTACTAAAGGTGTCGTAATTTTATATTACTAACTAGTTGGTTTTAGCTTTATAATCATCTAGTTTTGGAACTGGATTACCTTGTAGATATACTAATTCGCCAGGAACACTTCTTGTTGGACTAGCAGCTTGATCTGTGGAAGTTGATACTCCCGAGCCAGCACCAATATCCCAAAAGGCATCTACTGCACCACTTGGAAAACCAGCTTCCCATTCACCAGAATATTCATTCCACTTGTTATTTCTAATAGCAGTAGTAATTCTGCGAGTTCTTACAACTTCTAGCTTAT